TAGAAAGTAATTTCACAAGCACCCCCTTGACAAGCAATCGCACCCATAGTGTCAATCTCTGTGAATCTCTTTTCATCTAACTCAGATGAAAAATCAACCGACTGAATATTCTGTTGGATCTTTTCCCACTTATGAAGTAAAAATACATCTTTTAAACAGTACTCAGTTTCCTTGAGATCGCCCATAAAATAGTTGTCTGCAAACTTTTTAAAGCGTCTAATCCACTCAGCACGAATGTCAGACACTTCACCTCGGAATTCAGGCGGCGTTTGTGCAATCTGTGTGGCTTCCCACAGATCACGGAACCCTTGTTTGCGAGTATCCACAATTAGACCTGATGCAAACAAAGCGGCTTTCCCATACTTAGAAACAATTTGACCTTCTGTTAAAACTTCTGTCATTGGTGCTTGTGCAAAGTCTTTGTCACCCATACCTGCCAAGAAACTAATCCCAGCAAAGTTGTTGCGATTTTCAAACACATAATCTTCTACTTCGCTCCACATGTGAGGCATAACCGTTACTGTGTTAGATACGTTATGACGTGTCTTTGGGTTTGCACACAACTCTACATTAGTTCCGGCTTCTACCCAATTGTTTTGTACTTTACTTACTTTTTTAAGTAGCTCAGTGCCATACATTTCCTCACGATAAAGAGAACCTTCAGGCGTGATAATAGGAAACGCTACACAATAGTCTGTGCCGTTTGCAGACCATACAGATTCTTCTACCATGTAAGGATTAGTTTTCGCCAACAACTGCCCAACTTCGGTTTCTTTATTAAGTTGAATATGACGTAGATATCTTGCACTATGCTCTGCGTGAATACCACTTGCGGTTTCTAGCAGAACGGACGCATTACCTGAAGGCTTAACACAAGTAGTACGTGCGGCAGGGTTAATACCAATCAGTTTAGCAACTTCTTTATTAACAGATTTAACAATCTCTGCGCCCTGACGTTGAGTTTCTTCATCAAACAAAATATCAGGATTATTCATCCACCCTGTGATTGAGACACCAAGGAGAGCTTCTCTTTCAAAGATTTTTTTGCTTGTCTCTGTGAGGTATTTGAAGTCTGTATATCCTGCTTGTAGTGTTCCAAGGATTGCTCCTGCCCTACAAGCCTTGAAGAATTCTGCTGTGCTTGTGCACTTGCCGCCATTGATCTCTGTGAGGTTGCATCCCTGCCAACCAGATTCTCCATCAATTTGCGGATACATACCAATCTCAACACAAGGATTAGTCGTGATATCTCTGTCTTCGACAAAGAAAAATCCTGGTTCTCCAAACTCCTTGATCGAACCCATAATCTTTTTAAAGTCACTTCTAGTAATTTCGGATCTGACGATAACTGCTGAATTATTGCTTCTGCCTCTTTGAGGGTTATCGATGAACCAATTTCCTGTTTTAGCATTTATCATCTCCTCGTCATCTGGTGAGAATAGACAGATGGTAGCTGAACGACGAACACCACCAGCTAGTACTGCGTCTGCTGCATGCATTGCAATGTCATACACTTCAATTGGTTTGAGTCTATCACGACCAGACAGTACGATAGTTTGTAAAATGTGTTCAATCTTATCTAGTGCTCTACGTAATGGCTCAGGTCCAGGTGCCTTAAACCCACCATTAATCATTGAACCCTTTGGACGTATTTGATTTAAATCGAAATAAACTTTACGACCTTCCATTTCAGGGAACTGACCACCACCAACAAAATAAGATGACATTAATGCGCCCAAAGCATCTGCCCAACCTTCAATAGAATCTTCTATAATCCATCCCTTGGCTTGCTTTTTACGTTCCGCAAGATTTGGTAGCTTTTCAACATGGTGCGTCTGTACCGAAAACCCAGCACCAGCACCACATAAAAGTACATAGAATAACTCTGAAAAGAAACGTGGTCTATCTGCATATGTTGATGTACAATTATACATTCTCATCATATGTTTGCGTAGCTGATCGCCACCAAACTGTAGAGCACGTTGCGCCCCAAGAGCATACTTTAGCTTGTAAAGAGATTCTGCTTCATCAATAAGCTGACTTAACTCAGGAGACATTTTATCTGCATAGTAATCTCTGTGCATGTTCATAACACGACTTACTGACTCATCCCAACTTTCATAGCGTTCTTTCGTATCATCCCACCTACTATAACCTTCATAAAATTTAGTTTCTGACATAAGACTTCTAGTATCCCTGTCTTTGTTGGTATTGACAAGTTTGAGCATATAGCACCTCTTAAAGTAAATAATGGTTAATACCGCTAGTCCATATAACTAGCGGTCTAATGTGTTTTTTTCTGATTGGTGTATTATATAGTAAAAGTAAGAATTGTGCAACTACATGTTGTTAATAATAATAATATTAATTTTCGGGCGTAGATGGTTTGGGATCTTCTGCTAACGCTTCTTCATAGTATGCAATGATAGCTTGTTGGTCTTTAACATATCTACGAAGCTCTGCAATACCAATAGCAAGATTTTCGTAGCCCTTCGGTGTAATAGCAAAGACAACTACATTACCTGTTTTGCTATTAATCTCAGCAACTTTTTCTTCTAGATTTTCTTGTGTAATCACAAACCAATCCACAGGTGGAAAGTTAACCGCCTTGGGTCTTTCTTGAATGGGGATGTTTTGTTTTTGATATTTTGTTTGAAGAACTACTTCTGCTTCAGGAGTCCGACTCGCTCCGCATGCTGTCAGTATCAGCAGGCTTGTCAGAAGGAGGGGTAGTTTCATCTTCGATCCAGCCAATAAGTTTGTTAACGGCTTTGTTAACTCTATCTTCAAGTCCTTGTGCATTAGTCAACGCCTCCATAGTCAAATCTATTTTTGCAAATGCACCTCTTAACTTGTCAAGATGCTCTTGTGATTGTTGTAGTCTCTTTGTTAAATCTTTATTTAGCTGTTCATTTTTCTTTTGATCAGCCGCCATCTGTTCAACAGTAGCCTGTAAAGTTTCTGCTGCTGATTTTAATTTTACATTATTTTCTCTGAGAGTTGCTATGGTTGCCTCTGACCAAAGATAATAGCTGTAACCGCCATACCCTACGCCACTTAACAATCCCATAACAATTATGATTAAATATAACTTAGCCATTATTATTCATATGCTGCCTAAACTGTTTTAGCAGTCTAGGAGTTTTATCCTTTTTGCGTCTACGATCTGTAACATTAATTGGCAAACCTATTTTACGTCTGAATATATTCATAGGCAATCTAGCCCTTGGACCCATGTTTTTTGTGTCCTGTGGGATGCCAGCATCAGCAGTTGTCATTGCTTCTTCTTTCATCTTGCAAGTTCTCCTATAGACACGTAAATATTTTTATTAGTTCTCACATGAGTTACTTCGTATATATTTATACCAAAAACTTTACCTACAGGATAACATTTATCATCTACCCTAATCTTGTCTCTATCATTTACCATTTCATCTAGAGTGTCGTTAATTAGCTTACTGTTTAAAACTTTGTAAAATCCTGGTGTTAGTCTCTCATCTCCCAACACAAACCATTCACTTTGTTCTACCAAGAAATCTGTTTCATTTATACCAAAAACATCCAATGCTTCCTCAATCTTGCTTTGTGGCATACTAAATTTTTCTTTGAGAAGAAATAATGCAGCAGCATATGACGCAAGCTTGCTACCGCCACCGGGTGCTTTCGCCATTATCTTTTTTATATTGAAAACAAGTCGGTGAAATGGAGTGTAATAATTGCGATAGTTATCTCTATCTTCCATATTATCAAGGGTATACGACTTCAGCCTCTTACCCTCTTTATCGATAATTCCTAGTTTATATGCTTCAGTATCTTCAAAGGCTGTTGTTAGCAAGCGTAAAAACCTAAAGGTGTATACAAGATCACCTGCTCTTTTGATGATGCCCATTATATTTTCCTCAGTCTTTCTATTACCTTTTTGTCCATAGCTATGTTAGTGTACTCATCGTTTCTGATATGATTTAAGAATATTAAAAACGGTTTCAAAGTAGGCCAGTACTTATCTTCCATATGATATTCTAACATTTTTAAGGTTGGCTTGATATCAAATACATTAAAGATAACTATCAAGTGATTTAAGACCAACCGTTCAGATAGATCCCCTGTGTTGTGATACCTATTGAATAGACGCTTTAGATACATAAACCTTTTTAGGTCATCATAAAATTCTTCGGCGTCTATTATATTAGGCTTATAATAATGCTTTGCAGCATACAATAAAAAATTACTTTCGTCTAAAGTTTCGAATATCTGCATTTGGTGTCCATAGAGTGTTTAATTCTATTTAGACAGAACCTCACGCATCTCCGACACTAAAGTTGCTTTTGTCTTGCGACGATCCAACTCAACCCCATGCTCACGACCAAGAAGTTCTAGTTCCAATTTTGTCATTGACTCTAAATCATCTTCTTCAGTATGATCATATGACATTGCATCCTTTGCAACCGCCGCATAATTTTCCATGGTTGCTTCAATTTTGCCCTCAGTAATCATATCATGCAAAATTTCATCAACATCTTCTTCTGCTGTAGTATCAACAGTAGTACTATTTCCATACCATTCATCTACTTGAGCTTGAGTAAATCTAGAAGAAACTAGCAGTTCTCCTGATGGACTTACCCAACCCTTAGAAGCTACAGGAAT